CTTTCCATTTGAGCTACATCAGGCATCTTGATATGAGAAGCAGCAGATGCTACATTCCATCTCCAGTCTTCTTCAGACTTCATATACACTTTGTCTGTAAGAGTATCCTGTCTCCAAAGAATATAATCTATCTTCATTTGAAGATAAGAAGCTATAGCTCTTTTGTATTTCACATCATCTGGCACAAGAGGAAATCCCTCATCATCCAAAGGGAATGCCCAGTATGACATGCATGCCTTACCTTCTTTAATGTCAAATGTAATGTAGTTATTATTAATAGTAAAAGTGGGGGAGCTGGCTACTATTCTTGTATTAAAAGGTAAAGCCTGAGGAGAGAATGTATTACCAAAATTATCATAGAACAAGTCCTGGCCTGAGTAAGTCACCTCGTCAAAGCCACAACATCCTCCGTCAAGTATGTGATGAAACATACCTTGACTAGGTATAGCCATTACACCATCTACTGATATGGAAATAAGTTTATGAAAATCCGAAGGAAGCTCCACTCTGTAATGCTCTACATTATAAGACAGGTCATAATTCTCATCTCCTTTATGTCCTATAATCTTGGGTATGTATTGCAAAGGATGTCCTATCAACTCCATGGCTTCATACACCCAGTAAGCTGCATCACCTAAATTGAATAAATCATTGTAGGCTGTATTACGAAAGAAGTTGTTTATAGCTTCTTTGGAACTTGTATATTTACTTATTAGCATTATTCAAAATAGTCTATATTGGTTGTTTTAATAATCTTGGCAAGTTCCCTCTTCCTTTCACGCAGAGGTTCAAACTTGTAATACGACTTACCACTAGGGCCTTTTTTACACAACCAGTAAAACCTATACCTGCAATTATCTCTATGGTCATTCAGGTGTTTAATTATCTTCCCTGTCTTTTGATAGTGCCCCCAATCTACTTTTAAATTATTATGGTCATTAAGAAAACCTACATCCATTCTTTTCTTCTGGATTCTAAGCTCTCCTAAATTATAAGGTAGTTGCAATGTCTTAGACTTGTAAAGCAACTCATGCATGATTTTCTCAAAGCATGAGTGCAATACTTTCTTATATTCTTCCCAGCTAAGAGCAAGGTCTTTAGGAGTAACTCCACTAAATTTACTGGAGTTAGACTTGAACTCAAACTTTGCAAGATACTTATTGTAAGCACTCTTCAAGTTCTTGTCAGTCTTATACCTACCTTCTCCTCTTTTAGCTAGTCTGCTCATGAGCCACTTTCCTCAGTTTTAGTCTGTGGTTCTAAAACTTGGTTACCACTGTTAGTCCTATCCTGCATTACTTTCAAGCCTAAGGTCAACTCTTCTACAACCATTTTAATGCAAGGGTCTACAAGATGTGAAGACAAAGGATAGACACTATCCCAAGTAAAACATTGGTCCCCTGCACAATCGTCATATTCAGAAAGTTGATTAGGCTCTTCAAAGATACCAGAAATTGTAATTTGTTCAGTGTAAGGCGCATCTACAATATAAATGTAGCTATTGAACATTACAGCCAGAGGTCTTTTAAACCTTGTGTATCTAGCGTAAGGAAGACGACTATAAGGTATAAACTCATAATTAAACCCACCAAACTCAGGTGCAGTAATATTTGTAATTAAGTCCTTTCCTTTAGCCTCAATAGGTTTAGGGATAGGAGTCTGAGTTTTGTATACTTTACAGTCAAGATTAAAGTTAGGGTCAAAACTAGTATCTACAGACTCTAAAGGCATGCACCTAATATGCTGGATATTATTCTCAGACAGACTTTGTCCTTTGTTGACTTGCTGTCTAAGAAGTGCAGCTCTTGCAGTATCTAAGAGAAAGGCTACTTGTCTATCAGAATATTTATCATCATCTGATATTAAGCCTCCTCTTAGAATCGACTTTACGCTGTAAATTAGTTCCCTCTGAGTTGCCATCTTTTAATTTCTTCAGTTGTTTCTTTTTGTTTTTTAGTTGGGGTAAGCCTGGTAAATCCAAATCAATTTGTTCTTCTTCTGGATCATACTCTGGCTCATCTTGTACCCATCCTTTTGCCTTAGCTTTTTTCATGGTAATGATATTTGAAAGTAACCTTCTAAACCATTTTCCTTATTCCACATATAAGCTTGAGCTGCACGTAAATGATTGTACCCCATCATTTTATGCCAATCATCAGTTCTGCAAATACTAGGGAGGAACCTAGTCTTTATTCCGCAGTATTCATTGAGCATCTCTTTATGGAAATGCCCTAAGTGGACTTCCCTAAACTTAGTACGAGCAAACATTTCAGGTTGCTCAGTAGCCATAAGAATAGGGAGTGATGCATGCTTTTCTTTATCTCCGTGAGTAAAGAGCAACATGTTTTTTCCATACTCATAGTATTTTCTGTATTCCCCTGAGTTGTCTACCTTGACTGATTCAGAAGAACCAAAGTATGCTGAGAGTACTTCTCCTATATAGAACATCCTTTCCATATCATGATTACCAGGGATTATAATTATATCCACTGGATATGTATTGGAAAGAACTTTAACAGTAGCTACAAGTGTAGCCCAGTAATGTCTAAAGGAGGTCTGCCAATCTACAGAATCATCTTGTGGCGTACCTCCAGTTGTAGTCTTCCTTTTGCCTTCTGAGTTCAACCCATCATTCCCAATAGGCAAAAGAATTCTATCTACATTGAATTTCTCTGCTTTCTCAAGAAGATTGAAAATACACATAATATACTCATTAGCAGTAGTTTCAATATCTCCTTTACCGAAGTGTGCATCGGGTAAACTAATCTCTAAGCACACATCACCTGTCTTTACTTTTTTGGAGAGAATGGGTGTTTGAAGATTGCCTAATAAAGAGAGGTCTTTTATTAGCTCATCTTTAAACTTACTCCATTGCTCAAGTTCATCAACTTCAAAGGTTAGGGATTCTCTCCATGAACCATCATAAAGTTGCCACATCTTTCCACGTACGAAGGTTCCTTTGTAACCTTCAGGAGTTTCAACAGTTTGAATTCTGTCTGCCTCCTTAAGCCTGTTACGCAAAGACCTTACTCTGTCAGTAGTAGTCTGAAAGTTATCAGCTACTTCCCTAGTAGACATATGAGGGTTTGCCCTCAAAAATGCCCTTAGAGTGTCATTGTTATACATGCAGTTTCTTTCAAATATACATTATTTTTCGTATATTCCCAAACTGTTAGTTAACTATTTGACTTTGAAGTAATTAGTAATTTTGTCAATGATAGCCTGAGCTGCTTGTTTTAGAGTCATTTGGTTGTATTCCATCAGGATTATCAACCCTACTGCGACTACTAAGAGAATAGTTTTCATCTGTAAAAATTGTTTGAGCTCCGAATCTTCCTTTTACAATAGCTACAATATTTTCAGCTGTCATAAAACCAAGACCCAAGAGAATGATTAAACTGTATATAATTATAAACTCCACTTGTATCTGTTGAGCAGTATACAGATGGTCTATAAATCCAATATTTAAAAGAACGAAGCAAAAGAAAACTGTAAGTTTCCTTGCTGAAGCTTTACCCCTAAACTCAAAACTCTTTCTAAGCCAAGGAATTAGCTGAAATAAAGTTGGGCTTCCACCCTCCTTCTGGTTATTAATCCCCGAATTACTCTGCCTCCTGCTCTTATCCATTTCATAAACTGATTAGTAATGTCTGGGTCTTTGGGGTTAGCATTTATTCTTTTTAGTAAAGTAGAATTCTTAAAATTTGTAAGACCTACATTATACGCAAAGGATACTAACGCATCATATTGATTCTGAGTAATATCATCACGAGTCATTGAATCTACCCCAACTTCGTAATGTACTAGCAATCTTTTAAGCAAGATTTCTGCCCAATCCTCAGATATAGGAGGGTCAGAAAGTTTAACCCTTGTACCATTTTCATAGTAAGTCGCACCATACCCTATTGTAGGTACACCAGCAGAACATAAGTAAGGACTGGACCTAAACCCCTCAAATCTCTTGATTAGGTTTATTCCGTTTTGACTTATTCTCATACTTGTTTAACTTACTTACAATATATCTCTTAATCTTATTTCCCGACAGGGTGTCTACTGCTACAATAATAGTAGCAAGGTAAGCAGCTCCTTGTAGGGTCTCTACAGTTTGTGCAGCTTCAAATAATTTTGCCATTATAATAAATAGTACACTAAGAAGTGTGCCATGTACGCTTTGCATATCTAAAGGTTGGGGTGTTTGCATGTTAGTTATAAGTAAGTTCAATGTGCATATCTTGTGGTGCAGGACAATCTCCACCAAAATAAGGCTTAAGAGTATAGCCAGCTGTAGGCTGTTTATTGAAAGGAATAGTAGCTTCAAACCCTCCAACTTTTACAACTGCTGCTTTACTAAACGTATCATTAAGTATTTCAAAATCATACCATTGGTCAAAAGTAAATGAACTAGCCAAGCCAATTCTTTTTTCTACTCTTTTACCATTGACATAAGCATAAAGAAGAAGGACTAATCTTCCATTAGTATTTACACGCCAGCCAAGTCTGATAGACCAAACCTGATGTGCATTGGGCCACAAGCCATATCCAAACCCTACTACCTTATTCACATCATTTGTGCAATTAGGTATGGCTCCAAAATTATAAAAGCAATCCTTTGCAAACTTTACACTACCTGACATTCTAGTCGTGCCATTATGCAAACCAGGAGGTGTAGGAATTTGAGGAATAACTTCAATAAGTGAGGAGTAGTGGTCTCCTTTAGGAATAAGGTATATAGCCATTATCTTACATAAAAAGGATAAACTTCAAATAATCTTACAGTTGAGCTAAGGTTAGGAGTAGCAGACCAAGTACCTACAGTAGGCATAGTGCCTGTCCAGTTAGTAGGGTCAAGTGGGTCAAAGCTTCTAGCATACTCAAATATCCATTGAGTGTTTGTACCTGTAGCTTTAAATGTACTTGCAGGAGTAATGTAGTTTATATTTCTAATAATAACATTATTATAGCCTCCATAAGAACTACCATCACAATGCACCATAACAGCGTTGTATTGTGAAAATATACCGTCTATTTCTATTTGAGTATTATTATCAGGTTGTAAAAAAATAGCCTCATTTACAAAAGTAGTTTCAATATGAGCTCTTTGTATTCTAAAATCCTTTACAGCTGTAACTGCTTTAGAGTCAAACCAAATACCTCTGCTTTGTTGGCTACCTTCTATAATAGGCTGATTAATTACTACACCAGAACATCCAGATACTTTAATAGAAGTAGCTGTGTTGAATTTACAGAAATGCCTAAACTTAAACACCTCTACACTATTAGACTGAGAAGTAGCTGAAGTATAAGATGTACCTGCCCAACCTCCAGATACAGAAGGATCCCCTGCATCTATGTGTATTGCTTCATTGACAATACCTACAGCCATACATCTTGATACTGTAGCACTAAGACAGAATCTAAGATGCAGACCTACATCCAAATCTGTAAAAACAAGATTACTAAGTTCTGAATTGTAAGAACATTTAAGGTGCAATCCTTTTTGTAGCCGACTTGTACTACCTCTAAAAAGAATATTCCTTAGAATAAATGTAGTATTTACTTGGATTAAAGCATCTGCTTGGTCATTAATCACCCTACCCCACATATCAAAAGTTCCTGCAGTTTGGGAACTATGCACACGCATCTGAGCATTATTACCTTCTATCTGGAACAATTCATAGTCACGAACTGTAGTATTAGAAAATCTTTTTGGAAGATTACAAGTACCATTAAGGTAATATTCCTTGCGTTCAAAGGATATACTAAATGTATAGCCAAGTTCCATTAGATTAAATAAAAATCTAATAGCTGCTGTATCATAAGTATTAGCAGTACTTATAAAATTAGAGCCTCCACCAATATTGTAACGTGTGTTTAATTGAGCTTGAGTAAATCCATAACTAGCAAGAGTACCCTGACCTGCAGTATTCATTACTCCAAACCATTCTACTCTCCAAGGTCCTTCTGCAACCCTTTCCCAATAGCCTAAAGTAGTAGTCGTAGGAATAATCCTATAACCATAGATTTCCTGTACTCCAGTATTATTACTTTGAATCCATCTGAAGAACCCACCTCCTGCAGTACAATTTGCATCATACTGATTTACATAATGACTAGTATAAGCTGTACTAGTTTTAAGGTCTGATAAATATTGTACAGAATTCATATTATAGAGTTCTTGAACCTAATTTAATATAAGGACTTTGCCCGTTTGTATTCCATCCGTCTATACCCATATTTACAGGTACATTAGAATTAATCCATCGTGTAGCAACTGAAGGGTCAAATGTAGCAGGTGGATTAACCCAGTACCAACGTCCTGCGTTATTAATATGATTGAACTTAGTATTGGTAGTCAGGTATGGTACATTGTGTACAATCATTTTACCATACGCAGCTGAGTCAAATGCAATAAGTGTACAATCATATTGAGAATAGATAGTGTCTATATTGCAATACCCATCTTTCAGACGTACATGAAATGCAGCTACAGAAGGTTGCTGTTCTACATGGCATCCACGTATAGTAAGTTCTTTTACTACATTACTTGCATTGTCATCAAAGAATACCTCGTACTGAGGACCAGCTTGAACACCCTCAAAAATGTTATGGTCAAGTACAAGTCCTGATACAGCAATAGCACGTATAGCTGCAAATTGTCCAGCACTATGCCTAAACTTACAATCTCTTACAAGAGAGTGGTTGCATTGAGACGCACTGTTAGAACCTCCTGTAAACCTAGCATAATCTAGGTCTATACTAATATTATTTTCCCAAAAGTAGCATTGGTCTATTACTGTACCCATAGTCCAACCACCTTTAAAAGCCGTGGCAAAACTATAAAATCTGCAACCTTGTATTCTTGTACCATAGTTAGCCTGCATATCTATTGCAGTAGCTGTACGTCCAGAAGATTCAAAACTAAGGTTAGTAATTCTAAGCTGACAGTCTATGCCTGCATTGGCTTCACTAAGACTAGCATAGGCACGCTTAATTCCTGTCATCCCTGAGGGAATAAACAGACGTGACCCATGTCCTTCTATTTCAAGAATCTTGTTATAATTAGCAGGTAGCTCAAGAGTCTTGCTAAGTGTAATGTCAGCAGCAAGATGAATACTTCTTACAGTACCACTTACCACTCCAGACCATGCAGCTTGTAATTCAGCATCTGTAGATACCCAACGTACAAATCCTATATTAGCTCCTCCTCCTGTACCACTTGGACCCATAGGACCTACAGGACCCTGAGGACCAGGAATACCTTGTGGACCAGCAGGACCTTGTGCCCCATCTGCCCCATCTGTACCTTTAAGTGGATTAGTTACTTTAACCCAACCAGTAGGTTGAAAGATATAACTATCTCCATTGTCAAGAATCATCAAATCCCTATTGGTAATAAATCCATCAGGGCGTATGGTAGGAAGAGAATCTCTATACCATAATCTAGCTTGGTCTAAGTTGTATTCCATAGTTTATATATCTTGTAGTATAGCAGGGGCATCTGTACAACAACCACATTGGTCACATAATTCCGCAACTTCTTGAATAATATCCTCTATCTGTGCTTCAGTTACACAAGGCTCTGTGTCTAAAAGTACATATACAGTATCATAATATCTATTGAGGATAGCTATTAATGCCTGGATATATCTTACATTTTTAAATGCAGGAACTGCGTCAGCCTTTAAAAACATTTCTTGTTTTAAAGCTTTATACGCCATATCTGCTGCACAACATTGTGCCTTCAGAATAATGTTTAAGAAGTTGGATTGTGTCCTTGCCATTAGCTAAGTTCAAATTCAATAGTGTCCAGAGAAATATCTGAGTTATATACAGGTATTTTAGAACCAAGAAGGGTTACAATACCTGTAGTTGCAATACTTACTACTCCCCAAATTCCTGAGAATACATCAAAGATAGGAGCATATTGTAATACAGTAGGTGTATATCCTGCAGGGTATTGGTAAATCTGCACATCAGTATTTATGATGGACGGAGCTGTACCATGCTGTATACTACCATTAGTCTTTACACTGTTACCATCCTGTCTGTATCTAGGAGTTCTAGCACTTGCTACATAAGGACTAAAAGGTGTAATGTTCTGATATGCTGTAATAGGATAAGCATAGGGCAACTGTTGCCACGCTGAACCATTGTAATACCAAAAAGTAGAACTTGTAGTATTAAGATATACATCTCCTAATGTCCCTGCACCTACAGGATCTACAGGACCAGAAGTAAAACTACCTGTAGGATTACTAGGAGTTTGTCCTGCACAAAGGTTTACCCAGCCTGATACATAAGTTACAGAACCTCCTACTACAAAACTACCTAAGGTCAAAGAACCTATAGTAGCTGTACTAGTCAGTACATTTATGTAGCATTGGTTTGTGTATGTAGTGCTAAAACCTGTACCTGTATTACTTGTAGCATAAGCAAAGTACACATATGCAGAAGTACCATTAGTACCTGCTAATCCTTGGATACCTTGAGGACCTTGTGATCCAGTAGCTCCTGCTGCGCCTGTAGCTCCTGTAGCTCCTGCAGGACCTTGCAAACCAGGTGCTCCTTGAGATGCAAGTAATGCCCAATTTGTAGTATCTATAACTGGGTTAGAAGCAGAAGGACCTACATTATTAATACAGAAATAAGAAGCTCCTCCATATGCTACTGCATCATCTTGTACATATACACCTAAAGGACTCCAAGTGCCTTGCCAATTTAAACCTGCTGGGCCTATTGGACCTGCATTACCTTGTGGACCTTGAGGACCTGTTGCACCTATAGGTCCTTGTGGGCCTGTTGCACCAACTGGTCCAACTGGACCTACAGGGCCTTGTGGTCCTGCAGTACCTCCAGGAATAGTAAGAATAGGGTCTTGACAACAGCTCATTTTATACGTGGATTATTTTGCTAAGAATTCTAATAACACCATTTTGTTTCATAAGAACTATTTCATCATATGCATATTGTGAACCAAATGTATAAGTACGAATAGTATAAGTAGTAGCTGCACTATCTTGTACAATTCTATTTGTAGCTAATGCTCCTGTGGCTACTAAATTGAATTGTACTGGGCATCCAATTGTAGTAACAAATCTTACAGGCAACCCTTCAGGCATATTAGTAATAAAGCTAACTTGATAAGTAGCTGGAACATGACTTCCAAATATTACTGTACCTCCCATTAACTCAAAATATTTAGGCAGAGTTAAAGTTAAAGTACCTGGAACATACAATAAAGTAGTAGCTGCAGTATAATTGTAATATACATAATAGTTTCTAATGCCTGAAGGCATTGCAGGACCTATAAAAGGTGTAGTATCAATAAGTCCTAAAGCTATACGAGTAGTAAGCTCTGAGTAAGTAGGAGTAATAATAGAATTAAACGAACTGGCAGCACTAATATTTACACTATTATTTCTACTATTAAACCAATAAGGGAACTGTATAAAATCTCTTCCTGCGTCATTATAAGGTCCTATAAGTCCAGCTCCAGGAGCTGCTACCCCTTGTCCATCTACTACAGCATTAGTACTATGTAATAAATATCTACCTGTAGTAGTAAGAGTAGCAGTACAAGTAAAAGTGTACTCATCTACAATAGATGCTATAGTAGCTGTAACTTTAAGTGCAGCACCTGATGCTACTGTCCAAGTCCTGTAGTTACCATTAGGCGAATTATTTACAGGATTAGCCGCATCATTTGCTAATACAGTATTTACAGTCATACCTTCTACTCCTACTTGATAAACACCTCCTGTCGCATTAATCATGTGCGGCATTTGTGTTTGAACAGTAAGTGTAAAAGTAGTTGTTTGATAAGTAATAGTTCCTATAGCAGTACCAGTAGCTCCTCCAGTAACAACTGTAATACTTCTTATCATATTCATATTATCCCCAAACAAAGAGGGGAGTAATGAATCATCTGGGCCATACCCAGAAGTAGCTACTTTTAAATCTCTAATTGTATTTCTTTGAAAAGTAGTAGGGATAGTGTAATTTACTTCTTTAGTACTATTTGTACCAAATCTAACTGCAGACAATTTAGGATTACGTCCTTCAAGAGTCATTCCATATACAGTAGTTCCTGAAGTTAAAATTACTGTATCTAATCCTGAAAATAAACTTATTAGAAGAGGAAGGTTACTACCATCTCCAAATGTTCCTTGTATCTTCCAAGAGTCTATTGTAGAGGTTGCATTTAAAACACAAGATTGTATTGTGTTGGATTGTGTTACAAGGTTATTAGCAAAAGTAGATGTATTTGAAAAATCATTATCATATATATATGTAGATACAGCAGAATTTACATTGTTTCCTCCTGCCCAAGGTAAAACATTTGAACCATCTGCTCCTATAGATTTTGTACCTATAAATTTGTTATTACGGAAAGTTCCTAATAATCCTAAAGACCCTGAAGAACCATCTCCATTTCTATAAAAGTATGCTCCTGATATATCATTTTGATAAAAGTCAGCAATTTTATTTGCATAGAAATAAGAGTACTCTATATTATTATCAGAAAATCCATTAGTACTTAGACTATCACCTATTTCTATTACACCTGGGTCACAAAAAGAATCATAATTCCAAGGTTCAGCAGCTGAATTACCATGGTTTACATAGTTATCTATAAGAGTATAACTTATAGTATTTTTATTAAAATAAGAAGAAAGTGGTAAAGTTTTATTTACTCCTCTAATAACACTATTTCTTATAGTATTACCTATAAAATAGTCAAAAGATGTATCTATAGCTTCATGAAAAATAAGCATAGTTATAACTCCTGTATAAGGAGCTATGTTACCAGATACTGTAAAAGTAGTTCCAGTAGAAGCACTTATAATTGTTTTATAAGTAAGTACTAATGCAGAAGGCCCTGTAGTAAAATAAACTATGTCTCCTGCAGATGAATTATGTGCACTATTTGGACCATTTAGAGTAATTAATGTATTAGCTCCAGAAACTGTAGCTGTACTAGTCCCATTTCCTGCTACTAACTCAAATACTCTAGAACCTAAATTATTTAAAATAGCTTCATTACAAATTCCTTGACGAACTTCTACATTACCTGCTACAGTATTTCTATATAAAAGAGCTTTTGCAGAAGTTGATAATACTGCTGAATCTGCATTTCTATAAAAAATATCTCCTATTACTGTATTATCAATAATAGTGTTATCATAAAATCGTGAAAAATTTGCTTTATTTAATACAGAATCTTTTATTACATTATTAAAAAAATCTGTATACCCAAATATACTATCGTCTAAATTAGTAATAACTACATTAGAAAAAGTATTATCTGCAATTGTAGATGCTTGAAAATTTACATTAAAAAATCTTGTAAAGTTTGCATAACCTGTTTCCTGGTCTATAGAATTATTTTTAAAATTTCCTACTGTACTGTAATTAACTAAACTTGTGGTATTACCTGATGCAGTATAATCAGGCATTCTTTGAGTTAAACTTCTTCCTACATTATCATAAAAATTTATTTTATTTCCTGAATAAAAAGAAGCTCCCCATCTAAAAGCTTTTTTAATAAGTTCGTTAGATCCAGATAAATTTACATTACGTAAAACATTATTAAACTTATCCCAACGAGAAGTTACTGTATAAGTACCCATATCAAAAGTACAACCCTGTACTTCAAGATAATAGTAAGAAGTATTATCTTTTGGAATAAAATTCCAATTAGTCGGGTCACCTGCAGGGTCTGTAGTATATGTACCAGTAGAACCTGTAAGTTGAAAAACTTCATTAAAGTTTTCTACAAAATTTCCAAAAGTATAAGATTGTCCAGGTCTAAATAAATTAGTTACAGTCAACCTGTTTATAACTCTTGCGAGGTATATACCAGTAGTATCAAGTTCATTTGTACTAATAGCTCTTAAAATAATACCTGCTGTATGAGGGTAATTATCAAATCCTGCAGAAGGATAAGTTTGACCATAGTATGCTGGTGAACAATCTGCAATACCCCCAGGAGGATTTTCTCCATCTCCTACATCTACAATCCAATAACTAGCCCCAGGTATTAAATCATTTGAAGTTATTTCATTAACTATGTCTGCTAAGTATCTTTTGTTAAGACCTGCAGTTATAAAAGTAAGGTCTACTTGACCTCCTCCTGCATTAGCTCCTGTAATACCTGTAAGATTAGCAGCACCTGCTGCTAAGAAATTTAGTATTGTAAAAGGACTTCCTGTAACAACAGAGTTATTTACTTCTATACCTACCCCTGCAGAACCTACTCCAGCAGCTCCTTTAATTTTTACCCAGTAATTGTCAAAGTCTACAGCTACAGGATTATTAATAGGAGTAGTACTAGTAATAATAGCCATCCACTCTGAAGTAGGAGTGGGGAATTCATAGCTAAATCCTGTTACTACATCAGGAGAACCAGGAGTTACTGTATTAGCAAATGCAATATATACATAAGCTGAAATACCATTTTGACCGTATAAAGCTTGTGGTATATTTACAATACCACCATTGCAGTTAGCACTCATTAGCAGTTAGTACAGTTTTTATTGTTACAAATCCATTGTGCTTTGGCAAGATGCTTCTTAGCCATTTCTAGTTTACCACAAGCTGCTGCAAACTCTGCAGCTTTTAAATAAGACTCTGCTTCAAGGGCATTATTAAGTTTCTCAGGTTTACAATCAGTACAATCAGCCTGAGAAGCAAGATGAAACATTTTATCAATGCAGCATCTAATCTGACAAGTAAGGAAAAAAGTCTGTGTTACAGTAGCTGTATAAGTATTTACTCCTACATTACCATTTACTGTATAAGTAATAGAATATACACCATCTGCAAAAGCTGAAGTAGCTGCACCTCCAAAATTAGCCATAGTAAGACTAACTTCTAAAGTACCTGTATCATCAGGAAAAGCTGCGAAAGGATTTAATACACCAAGTTCTGCAGAGTCAAAGGTACTAATAGTACCAGAAGGTAATGTAAATGCAACTACTGTAGAAGTAACATCACCTACTTCAGGATTAGGCGTACCCCAACCACCAGGGTTAGAACTAGCATTATATTCTCCTGTAGTCTCAGAGAATTTAATTGTTTTGCAATTACTTGTTTGGCACAAGTGGATGCCTAACTGAAGATTTGTATTTACTAGAGCCATTTATTTTCTTATTGACTTATTTATTTTATTTGAAAAAGGGGAGAGGTAACACCCCTCCCCTCATTCAAAAACCTAAAAACAAACTATGGAACTTGACAACAAATTACACAAATGCAGTAACATTGGCAAATGCTCCAGGAACACTAGCCATCCAAGTATTCAACGCAGGTTGAACAGCTGCTGTAGTATTATTTGTTTTACCTTGAGCTGCACCTGCACCACCAGCTGCTGTATCGTACATAAAGATTTTAATAAGCTGTGGCATGCGAGGAGACGCTACTACAGTTGCAAAATCTTGGCCGTAATGCTCAATAGTAATACAATCATAATACAAAGTAGCATTTACAAATGCATCAGCATAAGTAGCATTTTGAGTAGAAGTTGTAGAAGCATCAGCTGTAAAAGTCTCATTAGCCAAAGGCAGGGGAACAGTCATACGATTGAGTGCTCCTTCAAATCCTTTGCTGAATGATTCTTCTTCAAGTACCAGACGACCATCTCCAGACCCATAAGTAGCATCTTGAGTTTTGCTAAGTACAGTAGCACCATAACCACTCATTTGCAGAGTAAAGCCTACACGCTTAAACTTAAAGAAATCACGACGGTAAGGAAGAGCCTTACCAGTAAAACGCACACCCCAGTTAGCACCTGCAGTAACTACACCATGATCTACATCAGCAATAGCAGATTGGCTAGGACCTGCGTAAGGCTGATCTAAAATAAATGCATTAGCAATAGTAGGATGAGCACCTTGAATAGTATAAACTGGAACAGTTACACCACGACCTGATGCTACAGTAGTAGTACCAATTCTTACAATAGATCCTGCACCTGTAATATTAGCTGTAGCTCCTGAGTAAGTAATTACATTAGATCCATGTGTTACAGCCAAAGTTCTTGCAGAACCATCTACTGCTCCTGCTGAACCACTATTTAACATTACAGCAGTAATTGCAGAACCATCAGTAGTGTACTTCTTCATTTGATTCTTAACAATTGCCTTAGCAAGGTCAAGTTGTGAAGTAACCAGATTGTTAGGTACATATACTACGTTCTTTTTCTTTTGCTCAGACCACATCATGTCATCTTGATTCTCAATTACAGTAAGTTGGAAATCCAAACCTGCTGTAATATCAAGAGAACCTGAAGTTCCATTGTAACCAATGTGATAGATTTGCTCTTGTCCAGTTGCACCAGCTTTACCACGGTATGCAGTTACTTTATCTCCAGAAATTTTTCCAGAAAACACTAAATTATCACCATTGCGTTGTACAATTTGAATCCATGGGGAAGTTGCATAAGTAGCTAGAGAAGCTGCTAAAATAGGAGAACCAGAGCTATTTAAAACTACTACCTCACCATCTGCGATATAAGCAGATGCATTAGGGTCAGTAAATTGGACATTTGCTGTACGGGCAATATTTTTACCTACAAATGTCTCTTGTAAGTTTTGAACACTTAATACGCTCATTTTGATTAATTTTTAAAGGTTAATTAAAGAATAATAAATTTAATATTTACTGAAGCAGTACCTGTAAGAGCTACAGGATTGCTTAGTGTAATTTGGAATGAACCAGCAGAAGGCACAACACTTTGAATAAAGATAGTACCAGTACCAATAGTTACTCCACTAATTACTGCAAGAACAGTACTACTAGCTGTACAATAAGCATTTGTAACAGTAATAGTAGTTTTTGTATTTACAGTATTAGTAAGAGTAGCAGAGGTAATAGTACCACTAATTGCATTGAGTGTACCAGTTTGTGCTGTAGCAGTACCACCACTGGTAGTAACTGTATTAACAGCTGTATTAACATCTGCTCTATTGTTAATCCAATCAAGGATAGGATTTACATCAGATGCTCTAGCAGGTTGGTTATTGCCTGTACCTGGTTCAAGTTGGGCAATCCTGTTAGATTTAGTTTTGATTTTATTTAATAGAGGCATTTTAAATAGTCTTTACAAGTTTATCATATTGTTCAAGAGCAAGCCTTTGGTCTCCAACAGTCTTAAGTGCTAACTCTACTGCAATCTCTACTATCTTAGTACCAGCCTTAGATTCTAATTCACAATTTAGATTTACTCCTGCGCCTGGGCTTGTAGGAGTATAAGCTGTACCATATTGAATTTTTCCAGGTTCTTTTAGGTAATCTAAATAGTATGCAGTAATAGTAGCACCTGGGAATGCTATAAGTTCAAACAAATTAGTATTAGTAGTTAATCTGATGATGTCTTCTTTCCAAGGCTTTTTAAAAGGATTAGTAGCTACTTTATTATACTCATCTCTTGTTACAGGAATAACTGGTACTCTAGCTGTCTTAGAAACACCACACTCATTATACGTAATTTGAGCTTCTTCTAGAAGAGCCAATCTGTATATAGGATTACCACTATTGTCCTTAGGCAAATGTACAAAATAACCATTAGGTTTATTCGTACTAGTGCTTGTAGCATTTAACAACGCAAAAGCATTAGTTGCTGGGGGGACTGCCCCAGGAGTAGCTGTATATGACAAAGTAATATTCTTTGTATAATCCAACCACTCCTGTGACTTTTCTAATCCCTTTTCTGTCAGTATTTTTAAGAACTGATATTGTGCATTGTTCAAGTATATGTCCACTTCCTCTGGCGTGACTTCAGGAGCAGAGAAATTACTCTGCTTGTCATACCAGTGCAGGAACTGCTGGTGCATATCTTGAACAGTCATTATCATCAGCTAGTAGCTTTAAGTTTAGCCATAAGGCCAATTTTAGTTTCCTGGAAATCATCTGCTCTAAGGTTTGTAATAACTTGAGACTTTGTAAGTCCAAGCTCTACTCCACCGTTGATAAAGAACTTACCACCTTTGCGGGTAATAATATTTTTACTGAGCAAATCTTCAAGAAGAATATAATCTTTAAAGTAAGGGTTGTCAAATGCAGCCAAGAACTGAGCAGGATCATTCTCTACAATATTACCCAAGGTCTGGTCAATCAGCTCAGGTTTAGTAGTAGAGTCAATCTTATAACGTCCCTCGTCAAATACTTTGAGGTAGTTAATCTTATCCTGCAAGCTCATAGAGCTAAATTTAACATAAGCTTTAGTCTTGGTATTGATTTTCTCAGAATCAAACTTAGCTTCTTGTTCTACAGAAGAAAGAAGTACATCAGCTATGGAATTCACAGCTAGGTCTTCTTTACCTTTTGCAACACGCTTAGAAGATTGAAGAACTTTAAACCAAAACTTATGCTTAACATTATTGTCACAATCCAAAGTCAAGCCTTCTTTAGGAATCTTGATTACATTTTTCTTGTCTGCCCAAAACTTTAGGTTATAGGGTGACAAGCTTCCAGGCTGAAGGAACATCTCTGCCTCAAAGGCAATACGCTCTTCTTCAGTAAGTCCTGTATTAACTACATCAGGATTTGAAGCACTTCTTGCCGCAACAATCCATATCTGAGCACCACTAAATATAGTGTTCCCATCATGGTTAGGGTTAATGGCGTGAAGCCAAGACTTTCTGCAAGGCTTCACTAACCATTTACCTGTTATTTTAGCAAGAGGACCAGCCACTTCGGATTTTGTGTTTACTTTAGTTTCAACTGCACTTTTCTCCATCACTTTAAAGTTTATAGTTATTAATAAGTTACATCCATGATAAGTTCTGCAGCACTCAAGGGGTTCTTAAGCATTACACCCTGAGTAGTCTGGCAGTACATTTCATAGCCATCTACGGGAGATGCACCCATGCCGCCATTCTGAGGACCAAATGGAGTAGTAGAACCAGGTACATACCACTTCACTTCTGCACGACCTTTAGGAGCAACTTTCTGAATGTTAGGCTCACCATTAGTAGTACCAATGTTAAAGATAGTCATACGATAGTTCTCAGTGTAACCTCCATCAGGAGCTTCCATACGGTGCAACACTGGATCATCATACTGAGGCATGTGGGCTATAGTAATCTTAATACCCTGTGGTCCAAGGAACTGTTTGTACTGGCCACCCAGTGCTTTGTTCTGACCTGAACCTTTGATACGCTCAGTATCACCAAGAGGAATAAGGATACCAATCTTATCTTCTACAAGCTTGTGGAACATAATCATTCCTCTTTCACCTGTAAGAATCAAGAACTCACGCTCATCTTCAGGAAGGATGTTGATAGACAAGTTTGTCATAACTTCCAGAAGATAATCCAGAGTAAGGGTATTGTAGTAGAATTTATAGGTCGGGGAGATTTGCTCACGAAGACCAGCACCCTGCTTAATCGGGAAACCATTAGGAGCTTTCTGAGTGAAAGTACCATCAAGGTTCTGATTAATAGTAGAGTACATAAGCTGGTTAGCCTTCTCCTTCTGCCATTGGAAATTAAATTCCATTTCCTGCCACTTAGTCCAAACAGTTACAGATTTACCTTCTGAACCTGTCATTTTGATAAGCAGAGGACGGTCTTGCATATTACCAGGAACTACATACTTCTTAGAAAGAGTAGAGAACTGGTTACGCATTTCAAACATAGAACTAAACTGAGTCTCACCATATTGGTCATTCAGAGTATTAGTTACTACGTTGTAGAGTTTAGCTACTTTACGACCTGCACGAAGAAGTTCGGTAGGTACGAAATAAGAAGCATCTGCTCTCATGTGGCGTACTGTAAATACCCAGTTGGTACCATCAGGACGACCATCATCTTCAATACGTACTCCATGCTCTACATCATCAAATGCAATGTAGTCAGAAGCTACAAAGAATTTCTCAGTAAGAGTAATTTCAAATGTAGTCTTTCCAAGACCAGGAGTTGCTGCATTGGTAGCAGAGTAAGATACAATAGGAATAGCACGACGGCTATCACCTTTGAGCATCCACTTGTATTCACCATCATGGTCAAACAACTTAGTAGGGTATTTAGAAAGGAAAGAATCCAGACCAATGTAACCCATACGATTGAACACTTCAGTTACAATGTCTGAAGCAAGCTGTACGTCATTTTGGTAAATCGCATACAAGTGGTTCTCTGTAGTAAGACCAGCCCATGATTTGGCATAGCTTACTTGCAAGGAATTGAGTTTTTGTGTTGCGCTCATTTAATTAAAGTTTAAATATATATTAGAATTTGTATTGTTTTTTAGACTGGTCAATAGCTTTACGGACTACTGACATATCTATTTTTCTGCCTTTACTATCTTCGGAATAACTATTAACAACTTTCTTGGTGTTCTGAGCAGCTTTAGTATAAGCCTTTCTCTCAACTGCCTCAAGTTTACCTTCAAGTTGAAGCACAAATTGGGCCACAGCTAGCTGCATTTCTTTGCTTGACATTTTATTTTCAAGCTCAGTTCTGCCATTTCTATCACGACGAGTGATAGCCATGAAGAGTCTTTCTTTATCCTGCTTCTGCATAGCTACACCAGGAATAAAACTTTCAGTTGATTCTATGTCTTTCTTCAACTGATTAAGCTGCTCTTCATACTGTCTTTGAGCCATCTTTTGTTGCTCTTCAGCCTGAGCTGCAAGCTGCTGCTGGTAAGACTGCTCATACTTTTTAAGTTTCTTAAGAGCAACCTTTGCCTCTTTTTCAAGAAGCAATCCATCTTTATACGACTCAATCTTTTCCTTAATCTCGTCTTGGTCATGGTCCTGCAATGCAAGCCATTGACCTACAAGCTCTTCTTGAAGATTCTCATCTTCTTTGAGGTTATCATCATTGATAGATTCAAAACTTTCTTCACGAGCCTTTGAGTTAATTAAGTCGTTAAGAGGAATACCTTTCATGTAACCATCTGCCAAATATTTCAACTCATCTGGCAGAGAGTTAATAGCTTCCTTTTTTACCTTTTCAAAGAACTTTTCTTTAAAGTACTCTTCTGAACTTTCAAACTTCTCTTCCTCATAATCAAGGATTCCTAGTTCGTGTGCCCATTTTGCAATCTCTCTAAGAGAGTCTTGCTCATCAGAACTGGAAGAATTATTTGAGGAATCCTCACTTTCTTCAGCAGCTTCCTCACCTTCATCTTTAAAAGAGTCTAGTGATTCTACTTCTTCAAGAGCCGTCTCTTGCAGTTCTTCTTTGTTTTCCTGCTCTACTTTAGTCTCAAACTGGTCAATAGTTTCAACTTCAGGAATTGTAATTTTGTCTAGTACAGACAGGTCTAATTTTTGTTCCATATTTTTATCTTTACACAGTTACTTCTACACGTATGAACAAGATACAAAATTAGTTTAAGGATAAACTATTAAACAATAGTTACCCCTAAATTTTGTAATGCTCCTATAGCATATTTATTATTTACCTTGTCCACGATAAGGTTTTTTCCAATTTTTGGAGCTTTTTAGTCCACTAGTTTTCTTCTTACTATGTACCCCAGGACGACGTACTTTAGCCTTCTTTTTGAAGGTAGTAGTGTTTGTTTTACTTTGCTTTGCCATGTTATAATCCTAATAATGCTTTTTCTTCAGGTGTTAATTTATCCAAGGCATCTTGCCGTTTTAATGCTTCAATATCCAGACCTCCTGCTGGTATAGTTGTCTTCTCATATACATCAACACCAATACTTAGTTTTTCAGACAAGTATGCAGCGTACACCACTGCATCCTCATACACATCAAATGCCTTCTCAGTAGTATCATCATACAGCCTTACTGCTGTACCATTTTCCATTGCATCTCTAAATGCTATTGCAGTCCACATATCTTAGAAAGTTAACATTAGTTGAAAATAGTCAATTCCGTTACTTAGCAACCTTGTAGTATTGTAAAATGCCACCTTTGTTGTGCCGTCTTGATAGACAGAGCAGAATGATACATTGGCGCCATATCCATTTGCACTTCCTTGTGCTACTTTTGGACCTGTAACCTTTTCAAGCTGACCATTGATAGAGCTAAATCTATAATACTGTCTTTGAGAATTTGTTACAGAAGAGTTACCTCCTTGAGCGCCATATATATAAGCCCCGCCTTGTGTGTGCGGATTGTATGCAAAGTAATAGTAATCATTAGCACCAACCCATGAATCGGGTGTCGAGTTTCCGTTATATAACATAATTGCACCATTTGTCCAAGAACCTGTGGCTGCCCCAGAAATATCTAATATATCGTATGTGCTAGAAGCACCCCTAAATGAAAATATATTACTGCTCTTAATATTGTTCTCAGAGGTACTATAAACAGTAGGACTAATACCAAAGGCATACCAAGTCAATCCTCCATTAGATATTGCCACTGCCCTAGCCGCCCAACTTGTAGTATCCCAAGTATTGGCTGTAGCAGCAGTGTTGCCTAGATTACTAACGAAATAGTTGTATGTAGCAGTAGCTCCACCAAAAAATCCAATTATTCTGTCCGTGTCATTCTCAATAACAAACTTGCAGGTAGCACTAGGTGTTACAGTCCAGTTAGTCGCAACAGTATACACTGCGCTAGGACCTGCCGTGTGGGAACTAATCCTCCTCCTCTGACCAACAGCAGTGGGTATGGCTGTGTCCTCTACAATCCTAATCTGATAATTCCTAAACTTATTTATAGTGACACTTGAATCCCCGTTGGATGCTTGCCCTGTAATAGTGTTAGCAGCAGAGCCTGTAGCAAGCAAACAATTCTTAGTAAAATCACCCGTAGTATCATAGTTACTAGTGCCAACCATAAACCCTTCACCTGGATTCCTGTCACAAGGAACATACTGCTCGTCTAAAACTATAAGCTGATTGTGGGTAGTAGGTATGGTGGCTATCAATCCAGTAGTTGACAAGCTGCTATATGAGTTGGTAAGCATATCAAACCTTCTGAAAATATTAGCAGTAGCACTCGTACCAGTATTTAAAAATAATACCGACCCACTCAAAAACTCATACCTGTCACCAGTAGCAGGTGTAAAACTTAGTGGTTTGTCAAAGTATATTGTAGGAGTAGTTCCTGAACTATTAGCTATAATCCTTCTCTCCTCAATCTTACCACTTGACCCCGCAGCATTACCTATGATTCTTACAATAAATCCTAAACCATCTCCACGATTAGCAAGCTGATTAGCAATTACCGTGGCGGGTAGTGCAGTAGTCAATGTAACCTTGTTAACTGTTGCTCCAGCAGCAATAGTACCCATAGGACTAAATGTTGGGCAGAATACAGCATTTGAACCTTGACTCATTGTACCTCCAACACCAGTAGATGATATGTAGTTCCAAGCATCAAGCTTTGAATTGTATGAACATAATACATTGCTGCTATTAGAAAAAAATGTATGTGGACTTTGATAGTTTCTACAGCGCATATCAGGTGCAAAACAAGGACCAGTTGCACCTATAGGACTTGAGCTACTACCAGCCAAGGGTTGCTGTAACGCCCTCCATTCAGGTAAATCAATATTATACCTTGTGTTAATAGTTGTACTCATGTTATTATATTGTTTTTAAACAGCTGCCACTTTTGATTTAACCATATCTGATGAGCCAAGGTTCCATATCCACCCTCAGTAGCAACACCAAAATATAGCATTTGAGATACAGTGGATACCGTAGATACGGTAGTCAAGGCACCATTTGTGACAAATGTATTTAAACCAGTAGGTGTCATATTAGGCTCCCTGCGTATCATCTGAATATCTCTCTTGATACTCATTGCCAAATCCACCAAGTCAGTCTGCTGGGCATCTTCATTGTAGTACCATATCTGCAAATTATCCGTGTTAGACATAGCCACGGTGCTATAGTCTAAGGTCAACACGTTCCCATTGAGTGTTCCACCCAAGGCAGGATTGGCAAAGTTGTAGATAATGATGTTGTCCGTAACATTAGTAATTAGCAAGATGCCCTCCAACTTAGGAGGCACCCCATTCAAATTCAACGTGACTTGGCTACTCGCAGCATTAAAGCTGTAGCTACCATAGTCAACACCTACCATTACCTTTGCCATATTATCCTAGTGCTATTGCGTATGCTATTGCGTCACTTGCTGATACACCACCTGCCGTGCTAAATGTAACATAATCTGCAGCTGTAATGTATCCATCTGTGGTTGGAGAAGCTTGTGTTATAGTGATATTTGGAGTAGCACCACCTGTACTTGCCAGAGGTGTACTTGCTGTTACTGCACTTACCCCTCCAATTGTAGACAACTGATTTGCTACGTACTGTACTACAGCGTACTGCGAAGGTACTAATAAATTACTATTGTTTGCTAGCGTGGGATCCGTATCTATTGGAACACCTCTTGTAAATCCTTGTGCCATTATCTTATCTCCCTAAATTTCATTGCCCCAAAGCAACTCTGTGTGCCACTGGTTGAGGTTAATACCAATGATAAGGTACCAAGCGTTCTGTGTGCCCCAGCAGCATTTAATGTAATAGGATACCTAGAGTTCACCGCTGTATTTGTTACACCCTTCGCACCACCTGAAGCCGCCACATATCCCGCATCTATAATTATCGCAGGAGACCCACTTATTGTACCCAAGATGTTATACTCTGTACTACTATAGGTAGTATTTACATCGTTAAAGGTAGTAGTTCCAGTAATAGCTTGTCCTAAACAGAGCTGCCAATATACTGGCTGGTTGCCATTGTTGAATATCTCTACATCTATGAACGCCACCCTGCTCCTATTGGTAATTCCATTAAACGTCAGTCTGGGCCTTAAACTCAACACATGAGTAGGTGAGGTAGCTACACTAACTGCTGTACTAGTCTGACTGAACGTGTACCCAAACTGGTTCACATCGTCTAGTCCACCCTCACTAATTACCGTTGAACACAAGAAGTACATCGTGGTACTCACCGTAGCAGTACAGGTCATACCGCACCGCACAGGCAAACTAGCAGTCTGTAGATATGGTGGAGCTACGCTATTACCGTGTAAGAATTGATGGGCATAGATGATAGTTCCCCCTATGTCAAACCCTACACGAACTCTACCAGCATACAACGCCTGTAAGTCTATCACAAGGATTTGAACCTTGGTAAGATCAAGAGTGTATCCGCTAGCCCCTGTACCGTCGAGCTTGTCTAAGTTCCAGCTTGACTGGTTCACAAACTGATTCCCAGTGCCCGTACCTGAGTATATCGCAAACCTAGGAGTGGTCCCATTGAGCTGAAACTCTACACCATTTACCCCATCTGAGTATCCAGCGAATTTAAGGACATTGGCTACCCCTCCTTCAAAGTTGAATGTAAGAAAAGACAGCTGACTCTTACCTGGCTGATATGGGAGATACTCGTAACTCTGCATGTAACACTGCCCTCCCGTAGGAGTAGCAGAAAACGTCATAGCAGCATATCTATTAGTAGTATGATGAGCTATACTAGCCCCTGCCCCACTAGTAATCTGTTCAAATAAAAGCGGATGGAGGTTATATGTAAACTGAGCATTGAAAAGTGTCAGAGGATTACTTACACGCAGTCTGCTAAATGCATCAAGATTAGCCCCATCCTTAATGGTAAAGGCTGAATCCATAATGTTATATCCTGCAAATCCCTGTGACATTAGCTTATTTGTGAACCATATAATGAGAAGGACAAATTACCATTAGCTGCATAAACCTTGACTGAATCTCCTGCAGACAAAGTTACACCTATTGTAGCTATGAATGTGTCATTTCCTGCTATTAGCAAATCGTAATATATATAATCTTTGTTTGTAGTAGTAGCTCCACCTAAAGAAACACATACTCTAAAAGTAGTTTGAGTACCACCTCTATTACATACAATCAATGAACTAGCCACAGCAGAAGCTACAGAAGAAGAATACAGAAGAGTTTCTGTAGTAGCCAAAGGGGCAACTTGTCCTAATATTG